AGCCAGTAAAGGCTGCATATAGTTCCAAGGGTTTTTCCTAACCTATGCTATATGCAGTCTCGTAGTACGTGGATACTGACAATCCTACACAAGTTGAGCGCATTTTATAAAACCTAGTGGCAATACCACTAGTAAAAATTCACGCACTTGAATCAACTGGTAGAGTTGCCAACGAAATGATCTGTCGATCATTCCGCTACACCGGGCTCTCGGTGTACTAAAACGCTAGTTTTGATACAAAACTAGAAAAACTATCATACCTAATCCACAACGTCGTATGGTATGATAACTCTCTGATGAGAGTTTTAGTTTGGAGGGAGACTTTGCTCGTAAAAAATCGGTGGAGACAAATAGAACATCATGGAAAAATCTTCACCTGCTGCTACGTACTGGTATACGTAGTAGGGCAGTAATCCTGGTAAACACGTTCCCAACAACTCAAATGAAGGCTGATAAATATCAGTCCCTGTATACACAGTACCACGTTTCGCTGGTGCAAAACGGTATTGTGAATAATAGGGAACTTCATATGAAGCTATTGGGTTTACTTTCGTAGACCAACGTGCAGTACCAGATATACCCCCCGAAAATCGATTTAAGTTCAAAAGATCGAATTTCGTACGAGCAAGACTACTAGAGGACGGATATGTTACACTGTTCTTATTCCGCGAGAAACTACCGTTACCCAAGTTTGAAGTAACTCGGCCAACGGACCAGGTAGCGTCAGATATCAACGGAAATGTGATACTCGCATCATTAGTAACGTTGTAAGTTGTGTCAGACGTATATCTGATACTACCTCGCCAACCTCCATAAGCTTTGACAAGGTAGTTCATTAACGTCATTTTAGAATAGACATAATTCCCGTTGTTTAAAGTTTCTACAACATTGGAATCGGCTGGTGTAGCCTGTGTATAACCCGGAGTTAGTGGAAACATATTGCGTATGAATTGCACTACTGCGGCAGTACCGTTAAATTCATCTTCATCCACAAGAAGAATTTCGGTTAAGTTGTATCGCTTCAACAATGTTCTAAATGAAGCGACTGCCTCTCCCATATGAATCTTGTTCACTAAAGAATCCGAAGATTGTCTAGGTCCCATAGAATTAATGGTAGGAGGATTAGCAACTACTACTGAGTCTATTTCTAATGACTGTGGTTCAATGTTATCCGGTGCAAGTGGGTCTGTCACATCAGGTATCAACAACCCTGGCTGAGGGTCAGTGGGTGGCTGAAAACCTAAACGTGACAGATAGTAATCGGTAGGTGACGCAAGCTCGAAGTTATCGCAAGCTGACACAAAACAATTAATCTGGATATCATTGTCCACGGTTGAGTTCGGAGATGTCAGTTCATTCACCACATAAACTGACAACGTACCATTACCATAATTAAAATTCGAACTCTGATAAGTTAATCTATTGGTATTGTATGAAGTGGCGCCTTGTCCTAAGTTCTGATGAGCTCTGAAAGGAGTTGTCTGGCCCCAACCTACTTCAATGCAGAAATCGTTATGTTCAGCGATATCTACAATTTGAGTGTAGGCTGTATTGTATTCAGCTGTGCCCGTAACAGGAGTTCCAACAGGATCGTAAACGAACTTGAGACGACCCTTATGGAATCCTGAAGCAACAATTTGAAAACGATACTTCATAGACCCTCTCCAAAACTCAAAAGGCATACTAGCAAAAGAGCAAGCAGGCATATGGAGTTCTGGAAAAGTGCCAGAAACAGTGTGTACAACAGCAGGATCGACAACAACATTAAAAAGAAGTGTCTCCACAGGAGTTCCTAAAGACCAATCGAAAGTGGTCAAATAAGATTCCCGTGAAGCTATCTCATTAATGACAAGTTCATCCCGTGCATCAACACCAGCTATCGTTGGATCAATAGACAATTCATTCTTAGTATCAACAGTAAGTTTGAGAATATTCTCGCACCCATCTGTATCAGCCATAGACTGTCTCGTCACTGGTTGAAACGGTATTGTTTCTGGTTGGTACGGTTTTGAGAAACCAAACAGAGCAGCCATTTTAGCAATGGATCTAGCTCCTATTTCTGTTGCAGTAGCAAAATTACTTATCATAGGTACGTTGGATAACGCACCGGCTACTTTCGCCACAACAGAAGCTGGTTTCGAGACAATACCTTTATATTCCATGGATTGTGGTACAATAGATTCAGGATCTGCTTGAGTAAGAACAGAAAGATGAACATCTTCTGCCCATGCAAAAATCGAAATCGAAACGGGATCAGTTCCTCCGTTAGCGTGTTTCAAATTCTGCAGGGTAGATAAAGTTAATCTACCTAAATCTGACCACCCTCCGCTAGGTATGTCTATCATGTTATTTGGTGTAAAGAAAGGTAATAACAATTCTCCTCCCTGTGATTCCGTAGGGTTCAAATAAATGTGGGGACGTTGAGTAGCTTCCACTAGATCAGCCATGATTCCAGGCCTAATCACTGTGGAGTTGTCCAAAGTGAACAACGGTTGATATGACATCAACATTCTCCCATAATAAAATGAATTACCATTTAACATGACTTTAATTTTGAGCTGTGAGCGCATAAGCTTGAAATTAGCAATACGGTTAATAACTCTCCTATCCTCGAAATATAATTCCCAAGGATTTAGAGTGATATCTTGCGATGTGCCAGGGCCTACTGGCCATTCAATCTCAGCAATCTTAATAGGACGTGAAAAGAAATTCTGCAATGTGGCATCATCCTTATCACTTGATGTCCTAAGAGGATCGGTAGCACTACTAGCTCTACTGTCTTCAAATCCAGGATGTACGTCGGCGAAATCGACATTCTGTTGAGATTCAGAAGCAGCAGGTGTTCCTGTTTGGGGACCAGAGTCCCCGGTATCCATAGTTCCCATTTCTGCACTTTGTGGTTCAATATCTCGTCTCTTCAAAGAAATAAGTAAAGAGATTAAAGACATAACAAGTGCAAAACTTGAAAGACTATAGAGCGTCCCATCCAGGACTACGCGATTTGGAGTATCACGTGTTCTCTCTTGTTTTTCGGTAACAAGACGACCGCTTCCCATCAAAGGGGTAGTAGTATTTACAGGACATATATAAGTATACAAAACATATAAAATAACGTGATATAAAAATGTAATATATAAATTGAAGAATGGAAGATGTGTAAAGCCTAAATTTCACGTAATTGGTATCCAATTACACATCTTGACCACAAAGGAGCTCTTCAGTTTCTCCCTTATGGTAAAAATCCCAGTAAGATATTGCTCTGGCGGGATTAGTAGCTAATAGGAAAGTGTATGCATTTCCATCAAACGGTTTTTCCAGTTGTTGACGAAACGAACTCTCTCCCGAGGACCCATAATGATCGTGCCAGCGTTCGACACGGTCCTCATAAGAACAGAATGCAGGAGTCTGCGGCAAATTGGCCTTTGCGCAAACCTCCTTCATCTGTTCCAGGCGCATGTTGTAGTGGTCTTTTCCGAAAGCAAACCACTCATGCAAAGCAGTCTCAATACAAGAAATAGAAACATTTCGTGAAGTTTCAGTCTTGGATTTAAGATTGCTGTGAAGAGACTTCCAAATGGAATCTTCAGTGAGCCTTCCGATAGGTACAGGCACACCTTCAATATCATTTGACTGTCTCTTCAAAAAATCTGCGTCATCTTCGTTCATGAATTCACATGTATTATCACCTTTATCAGGCAAAGTGATTTTAACTCCGTGTTTTTCCAGAAACACACGATATGTTTCGAAGTTAAAATTACGATAATCAGGATGAACAGAACCGAGAAAATCATCACCATAGGTCATGGCGGCCACACACTCTCGAAAATCTTGAGCTTGTGGATAGACAGCGAAAAATCCCATGCGAACATAGAAAGATCCAGCTGTACTATTGATATTCACAGTAATGTTATTACCAGATGTGTTCATGTTGAAAGCCATAATCATGGTTCCATTCCAATCGATGAGGGGGTGTACAATGTCGGCGATCATATTGTTCATGACCTTCAAATCCTCTTCGGGATAACCTCCAGCGCGTGCTAAGTCAATGTAACTTCGCAACACAGCAGAGGTCATCTGAGAATTCATACGAACATCGTACTTGGAATAGTCCCAAGCGATAACTTTCTTATCTTTAGCAAATTTTTTAGCATGGTCCATAAGTTCACTCCAATCAGTTGAGAATGAATTAACACCGACAGCACTTTCCGAAACCAACGGATGCAATGATAGAAATCGAGCAATTGGTAAAAAGTACATTCGGATAGCGAGTGATAACGCTATTGGAGCAGCTTGGAAAACACGCACTTTAGATTTGTCTACAGGTGTAGGCTCATCTTTAAGTGTCGCGGAACACACAGGGTATCCACGTTCTCCACTGTTCCAACAGTTCATCAATCGCGCAAATTCTTCCTTAACTTCAACAGATGCAATTCGGTCAACAAGTTTTTCTCCTTGTCGAACTTCCTCGAAATGGTTTGTCTTAGGACCAAAAATCGGAAAACCCATACTTGTTTTCATAATAAGGGCGTCGATAAAACGCTTTCCACTAATTCCCATGATTGATTCCTTCCATGTTAATTTGGAAAAGTTTTCCGGTCCAGCATAACCTTTCATAAGTTCAATTAAAGGTTTTAACCAATCTTGACGAGCTCGTTCGATATCGCTCGGCACAAATTGATCTGCTGGATTAACAATGTGCGTTAAAGTTGCATTATAAGCCTGCCAATTTGGCGACAGTTGTGGTGGACCCCATTTATTGGAGACACCACACACTTCCGTCACCGCATCAGAAATAATAGACTTTTGAACACAACTTTTCTGAGTAGTACGTAATTTAGTAGAACCGAGGACTGAAATAGCTGCCTCAGGTTTCAAACCAGCGATATACTTACTACTAGGATGAATTTTGTCTGACACAAGAACATCACGACCCAACTGACGTTTAGGTAGTTCTGCAGATTGTGCCATAATGACAACACCATCCTGTCGGCCTAGAGCTGTAACACCTTCTAGGTAACGCGACACAGTTAACGTTTGGCAGTAGCCTTGACCGTCGGGTGATCCACCGACGTGAAAACCAAGAACTACTGGTTCAGAGCGATCAGCAACTAACATTCCCATACAAGTTCCTCGCTTAGACTGAGTTGAAAGATATGATCCACCGTAAAAATTCCTATAACGATGGTAAGCATTTCCCATAGAACAACAGATAGTCTCAGAGGAAGTAACAGCATCAGCATCCTTTACGAAGAAAGTAGCCATACTATTTCCAGTAGGTTTAGTTAAAGGCAAATAGCGCCAGTTACTCTTAACATTATCAAGATTTGGTACATAAACAAGACGTAAGTCCAATTCTTCGAAATTGTAAGAATAAGTGTTGCGATCAGCTTTGAATTTCATTACTCCTCCAGCACCTTTAGATGAACGCCTAACAACACCTTCAACCCAGTCGCAGGGTTTCTTGTTCATATCAGCGTCCGGATAAAAAATATGGTCGGGCATCAGAATCATTCCGTTCTGCAGCGAAACGATATTGCATGCAGTACGAGAACCATCCGATCGTGTAAAAACACACCACCATAGATTTTTGTCCAAAGTTGCGACAGCTTGAGAAGTAGAAGTATGCTTAACAGCAGTAGCGGCTTTATATTCGAAACCGGTACTGCTAAACCATTTTTGAAACCATCCTGCCGATTGATCAATATCATCAGGGTTATCCAGAGCGTGAGTCGCGATACGATTCTTGTTCCAGATATCCAATAATTTGACACCAATCACCAAGGTAGCAGACATGAGAGCGAATTTTGGAACAGATCCGTCTCTAATGGTCTTAACATACTCAGGGAGAGCATCACGTGTTTGTAGATATTCCTGTCTAATGACCATTTTCCTAGCACAATAACCAGCATAAAGAAAACAACCAGCAGCAGTACTACCTATAACAGATGATGTACCCATAATCCAATCTCTCTTGTATGCAGAATAACCTAAGCATGCAGCAGAGAGAAAAGTGGCCCGCTGTAAATGACGTCGCATGTCATACATAGCAGCGGATGTTTGCCATCCTTCCACAGCACCTTGAAAGTACTTGGTTTTGTGGAACCAGGATGGGGCGAGTGCAGCTATCCAGGGGGTAGCATATATATTGAGATCTTGTTTAATTTCATTAGCTAACTGATTAGTCGTCAATTTACGAATGGGAGAGTAGCCCATAAGTGAATTGAGAAACGAAATAGGAGATACCCATGACTTTACATAGCCTTGAACTCCTTTCTTAATCGAATCAGCAACAACATCTCCAAGTACTTCGAAAGCGTGGGGTTCCACTTTCTTGCACTCGCACATTGGTTTTGGCATGCAACATGTTTTGCAGTATTCAAGCGAATCAAAAGCCTTAGCACGGTCGACAACATCTTTCTGTGTGTCTTTATGCGATCTTGATTGTTCAACAACGACCTGAAGATACTCGCGAAGTGATAAATTAATACACTTCTGCTTCCTTCCATTAATAAAGGTCGTCATAGGCTCAAATTTGTATTGCACTCTGCCTTCTCGCGCAGTAAAAGCAGTAACTTCTTCGATGGTAATATTCCATACATCGGTAAGAAGTCCTTCTTTACTCTTCTTAATCTCAGGATGTTTAGCGTTTAAACTAACAGATCCTGGTTTTCGGAATTTTGGTTTCACTTCAACACTAACGTGGTTAAAACGACGAAGAACGGATTCAGGACAATTCGAAAATTTTCGAGCATCCAGATCTTTGACGTTAGTAGTAATAACACCACATTTGAAATCAATGAAAACAACGCCTTTCTGTTGAATTTCTGCTTTAATAGCTTGAGCAGCCATGTTATTGAAAAACTTAATAAGTTTTCCACATGGTGTATCGCCATTTCCAGCAGCAAATTGTGCAATCATATTAGCAAAATCATCAATGTACACTCCTTCAATATCGGAAGTATAAGTTGATTGGTATTTGTCAGCTTCATCTAAAGTAATAATACGAGAAGGATCTGCTGCAAATTCCATTGCTTTCAATGAAGTCAACATAGTCAGCTTTGCGAGAGTTGATTTACCCACCCCTGTGGGACCGCTCAAACTCCAACCAATAGGAGCAAAACGGGTGTTTGTATTTCTGCGCTTAGCAATAATACGTTCTTTAGCTTCCACCAAGACTTCATATTTCCTTTGAAGCCATTCGGCAGTTGTGCCATCAGGTTTAACCTTTTTAAGGGAACAGACTAAATCAAGAGCTGTATCGGTTTTCTTTTCAAAACCTCCCAAATCATCAAGGTTACCTGCCATAGCAGCATCGAGATTAGCACTGACATAATTAAACAAAATGTTAAATTCTCTCATGCGCTGATTTCCATACAACAACGGAGCTAAAGATTTCTCCTTCATACATTGCCATCCTGTTTCAGTCATCCAGGCAAAAGTCTTTACACAAGCATCAATAAGATCAACAGCTTTTAGTTGTTCTTTTGCAGCTTCAATGTGAATCAACTTTAGACCACCAGGGGACCAAGTGATCTCTTTTATACTGGAAACAGTAAGTGACATAGCAGCGGAGATAAGATAAGATACTTTTCGAAAAATGATATGATCTCGAATAAGTTCCCATCCATTGACGATGTTATCACTTAATCCATGGGGTTGGATCTCATCAGGGGTTGATTGTGATAATTCGTTGACAAGTTTATACAATTCGTGGATAACGGACTTGCCCTTAACATACATCTTAACGTAAGCAGCGACTGCTGCAAACATATCAGGTAAGTTTTGGGCGCGGTTCATTTGATATGCAAAAATTAGAAGATTTTCTGCATGTCCCATCCAAGTATCAACTTGTTCTTGTTGGGCTTCCGGTACGTCCTTCACAGATTCAGACATCTCATCAAGAGCAGCAATAACTGGTTCCTGTTTGAGAATATCTTTTCTCTGTTCTTCGGTAACGGGATTTGTCGCACAAGCTTCAGCACAAGCATTCCGATCTATAGTAGCATCGGAGCTCGATTTTTGGCTTGCAAGTTCTTCATTTAACTGTTCATTATCACCATGGGGCTCAATAGAGTATTGGTCCCAATAGTAATTAGGTTCGTATTTTCGCATAAAACCTCTGGAGGCTTTTTCCGAAAACATGGCATTTAATTCACCAGTTTCTTGAACAACTTGACAAACACATTCCCACTCTGTGTTGTCAGTGACACGTGGTACGAGGAGATACACGTACCTGTAAGCACATTCGGTGACCTTTTCAGGATGTTTGAGATCATAAGCTTTCGCCAACGCTGCTACCTTTCTGAAAGTAGCTGGGTTAGTATCTAAGTCAAGATCAATCAAATCATCTCGTATAACCTGGTGAGTACCATAATGAAAAGGTTCATATAGGGGACCTTTAACTTTAGCACTGTGAGGTTGTACTGAATTGATCTTCTTGAATTTCGGATCTTTGGGAATAAACCCTTTCTTCCGAATTTCCTTCCATTTCTGGGTATTTCGAGATTGTCGACGTTTTTCGAATTTTTCTCGATTTTTGTGCTTTTGGTGGTCGTCATTAAGCTCTGCAGATTGTGGATCAACACCGAGGTGTCTCCAAATAACCTTCTTAGCTTTGGATACACGCCACCATTTGGGCATATCCATCCACTTCAGATTAGGATGATAAGATAGTTCATAATTCTCATCAACATCCGAAGAAACAGATTGTGGGATGGGGAAAGAAGTCTTAGGCGAAAGATATGACGGTGTCAAAAATCCTTCAATATAATGAGGTTTCTTTCCAAAGAAATTCACGTCCAAAAAGCGGACGATATCAATAGTTTGATGCCCAAAAATAATATCCAAATTTGTGTCCTTGGTCTTAACAGACTCAAGAGCACTAAGGCTCGATTTAGATTCTAAAAACTCAATCATCTTAAAATAATAATAAAATAATAAAGTAAAAAGAAAATAAAAAGAGCAAGAAATACCTCCTAAGCTATTATACTGACCGAGGGTTTAAATTCATAGGGTATCATTTTGGGGGGTCCGCTTCATCTACGGACATGGTTCTCTCATTTTAAGGCAATGTGATCTAGCCGGGGTATAGCTGAGTTCCTCCTAACTCCCTGAGTCACGCTCAAGACGCTCATTTTTAAAAACTGGATATCAATTCCAGATCTAATCGCTAATCGATGCAGCTAATAGATTTTGATAAATCGTCTTGACAACAAATTCATGCTGTCTCAGATACATTTATTAAAACAATGACATTATTGAATTGAAATATACATTCAAGCTATATTTCACAATAAGAGGTCGAGATTATTTCAAACATCTCATCCGTTTATTAAAAGAATATTAATGAACAAAGTTCAAACAATTCTAATTTATTCTGGGTTCTAATAAATTCCAAATTCCATATCATGAAGTTTTTATAGGTCCTTATTCAGGCAAATTTATTACGATTCATGATAGATATATCCTCCAACAAAATTTATTTTTATTCGATAAAAGAGCAAGAAAAATAAAACGCTCTTCTAGTTTTTATAAGGTTTAAATTAACAAAATTTTTTAATTTACAAATATAATACAATAAACAAAAGACTCGTGTGCTATCGCTAATTAAAGTCTTAGCTTTTTACACTGTCTATAAACAATTCTACATAAAGGGTTGATATATTGATCTCGAAAGATAGAGATATATCAGCTCCGAAAAATTTACATAACTGACTTAAGTTATACAACTAGGCAAAGTACGAATACATGTACGCTAGCCGTTCTACTCAAATACAAAATTATGTGTGGTGACTGCAGGGGTTAACCTGCAG